AAAAATGTATAAAGTAATAAACAAGAAAACAAAAGCAGTTCATTTATTAAATAATGAACAATACAAAAAGTTCTTTGAACTAAAAAAAGCAACTAAGCAAAGAAAAGTATCATACGAACATATAGGAGATAAATATTATAGTTATGATGTATCATGGTTTGCTAATAACTATGAAGATTATGATATAATAAACCTTAAAGATGAAATGTATAATGATATAGTAAATATTGCATTAGCAGTAGCAACTGTTACTGTTGTTGTAGCTATAACAAAAATAGTAATGTATTATGTGTAGTTATTATGTAAGTAATTGTTGTGGTGCTGAAATAGAACAATTAGATGAAGAAGTAAGTAATTGTTGTTCAGCTAGATATTTTGATGAAACACATTTTTGTAGTGATTGCAAAGATAGTGCAGTAGCAATAGATAGAGTATGTTCTGAATGTGGTTATGAATGTGAAGAAATAGAAGAAAGAGAATATCAAGCTAAAGAAAGAGAAAACTATCTTGAAATTAGACAAGATGAAGAAAGATATAAAGGTTAAAATTGTTTACCTTAAAAAACAATAAATATTAAATATATAAAAATGGCATTATTAAAAACAAGTAAAGTTAAAAGTGTACAAGCAAATGGTACATGGGATAGTAAACGTGGTGATACGTTCTACAAATTTGAAGTAGAAATGGAAAATGGAAATGCAGGTGAATATTCATCTAAAACAAAAGATCAAGATAAATTTGTTGTAGGTGAAGAAGTACAATATGAATTTGAAGATGGTCGATTTCCTAAAATCAAACCATATTACAACAAAGGTAATTATCCTTTTACAAAAGCTGGTGATAATCCTGATAGACAAAAAGCAATAAACAGGTGGGCAGGTTTAGGTAGAGCAATAGATTATTTAGGTGCTTCAGCTAGTGAAGAACAATTATATAAACAAGCAGAAAGATTTATAGAATGGGTAAATGAAAAACAAAAAGAAACATCTAACAATACAGATGATTTACCATTTTAATTTATAAGAGGTGTAGATATTGATAAACAACAACAGAAATTAGTATTAACATAAAATTAATTTTACAACTTGGTACTACACCTCTTTTTTTAAACACTTAATTATGAATGAATTACAAAAAATAGATAGAGTATTAAACATTACAAGCAAAGTTTGTAATGTAGATTATAAATTATTAAAAACAAGAAGCAGAAAATTTGAATTAAATTTAGCTAGACAAATAGCTTGTGTATTATCTATTAAACATTTAGGAATACATAAGGTTAAGGTTGCAAAACGTATTAAAAGAGATAGAACAAGTATGAACCATTATATAAAAAACCATGAAAACAATTATGATGGTTGGAAAATATACCAAGATAAATACGATCAAGCATTTGCAAAGCTATTGAAAGGTAATAGAAAGCGTAAAATTTTACATAAAAATAAATTTATTAATATTGTAAGTAAAATTCATGTAACTAATTGTAAAGCACCTGATGTTACAATTACAGTTACTTGTGGTAAATATAAACATGAATTTTATGTAGGTGTATTTAATTTTGAAAGGGATATAAGCACTATAAAAAAAGCATTTGAAAAATATGATTTTAAAATAGATTATAAAACTTATGAGGGATAAACCTAATTATTATGCAATTATACCAGCAAATGTAAGATATTCTAGTTTAAAACCTAATGCTAAGTTATTATATGGTGAAATAACTGCATTAAGTGGTAAACTTGGGTATTGTTATGCAGCTAATAATTACTTTGCTGATTTGTATGGAGTTAGTAAAAATACAGTAAGTAGATGGATTAGTGATTTAAATAAATTAGGGTTTATAAATATAGAAGTAGAACGTAATGAAAAAAAACAAGTGATTAAAAGAAAGATAGGTATAGTACAAAATGATGATAGGTCTATATACAAAATGAGCAAAGAGAATAATACAAGTATTAATAATACAAGTAATATAAATATAACTAAAGAAAAATTTATTGCTGAGGTTATGACTTTTGATTATCCAAAAGATATGTTAGAAGATTTTATTAATTATTGGACAGAAGGTAAAAAGAAAATGAGATACCAAAAACAAAGTACATTTGAAATAAAATTAAGATTATTGCGCTGGTATAAAAATCAAAAGAAGTGGGATAGACCTAAACAAACAGTATCTAAAATAGATAGCCAAATAGATGAATATTTAAAAGGTAAAGATTTATTATGAAACAAATAAAAGAATATAATTTAAAAGAACTAACATTAAAAATATATGATTTAGTTAGTATTACATCAGTAGAGATAGGACACAAGACAGATGGTAAAACAATGGCAGCATTATCTAAAATATTTGCAAGTGATCTTATAAAAGAAAATTTATTTAAAAACCTATACTTATACCAAATAAAAGACGCTTTTAGATTAGGAGTAAGATTTGGTAAAGATGAACCATTTTTAAATATTAGAACTTTTTATAAGTGGGTGTATGCACATAAAAAAGTAGTTGATTATGCTGAACATCAAGTACATAAATTAAACGTAAATCCAAAACAAGTACCATATTATCATGAACCTAAAAAATTATTAAAATGAAAATCACTAATGAAGATAATATGCAATTAATGGCTAAATATGAAGATAATTATTTTGATTTAGCTATTGTTGATCCACCTTATGGAATAGGAGATAAATTTAAAGGTGGTAAAAGCGGTAAAATGAATTTTAACGAAGTAGTAAAAAAAGGCTGGGATATTTCACCGCCTAAAAAAAAATATTTTAAAGAATTAAAAAGGGTTAGCAAAAATCAAATAATATGGGGTGGTAATTACTTTCTAGATAATTTGCATAGTAGTAGATGTTTTATAGTTTGGGATAAAAAAGTTAGTGAGAATTTTAGTTTGGCGATGGCTGAATTTGGGTGGACAAGTTTTGATAAGTTGGCTAAAATATTTAGAATGTCAGTACCAAAAACAGGTGGTAAGATACACCCAACCCAAAAGCCTGTAAAACTTTATGAATGGCTTTTAATAAACTATGCAAAAGAAGGACATAGAATATTAGATACACATTTAGGAAGTGGATCAATAGCAATAGCTTGTTATAATTTAGGATATGATTTAACTGCTTGTGAATTAGATAAGGAGTATTATAATGCAGCTATGAAAAGAATAGAACAACACAAATTACAAACTAGAATATTTTAATTATGAAAACAAAAGAAATTATAAAAACATTATTAGAACAAAACCCACAATTAAGAGATAGTGATGCAAAACTTAAATGTAGGTTTTGGACAAACGAATTAGAAAGAAGAGGTATAGATACAAAAAAAATTACTGCACATCAATTTTTAATTATGTTATCACAAAACAAATTACATAATGCAGAAGGATTAACCAGAATGAGAAGAAAGGTACAAGAAGAAAATGAACATTTAAGAGGTGAATTGTATAAAGAAAGACAAACTACACAACAAAATAAAATGAAAACTAAACTAGGATATAATATAAAAATGAGTTGTCAAGTACCAAATAAAAAACCTTATGTAATAGGTAAATACGATGAGTATTAAAAAACCAATAAGTAAATTAAAAAAAGAATTAGATAAGTGGTTCAGCTTGTATATTAGATTAAGAGAAAGTACAAGTCAAGGAATAGCACAATGTTTTACTTGTGGTAAAATAGATTATTATAAAAAATTACAATGTGGACACTTTCAAAGTAGAAGACATTATGCAACAAGATGGAATGAATGGAATTGTCAAGTACAATGTGTAAAGTGTAATATGTTTGAACAAGGTGAACAATGGAAATTTGGTTTAAATATAAATGCTAAATATGGTGATGGTACAAGCAAAGAATTAGAATTTTTAGCACAAACTTCTATAAAGAAAATGAGGGTTGAATATGAAGAAGATATACGATATTATAAAGCACTTGTTAATAACTTAAAAAAAGAAAAAGGAATAGAATAAATAATTTTTTATATTTGAGATATGAAAAAAATAATATATGCTAATAAAGAACATCAAGTTATAGTTAGCAATTATATTACAATGATAAAAGAATTTGTTAAAGATGTATCTAATGATGTAAGATGGAAAAATTATAACCAAGTGTATGATTTGATTGTAGATTATCACAACAACTATGGTAAAAGCACAAAAGAAAATAATTATTGGGATTGGTTAATGATATTGCCAATTAATTTGTCAGTAATGACAAATGGTTTTTTAGCTGCAATAGAAACAAAAAGAAATAAAACATTAGTAAATTCATATAGAGTTTTAATAAATGAAATGCTGCATGATGTAGTAGAAAAAATAGAAAAATTAGAGCCTTACAATGAATGATATATATAATTTATTAGCAAAACTATTACCAAAATATAAAGATATTGCTGGTTTATATACAAAAGATAAAAACGAAATAGATGATAGTGTTCAAGAATTAATGTTATATTTTATGCAAATGAACGTACAAATACTTAAAGATATATATGCAAAAGATGGCGAAGAAGGTTTATTAAAATATGGTGCAGTAGCATTAAGAAGAGCATTAACAAGTAAAAGATCAGCATATTATTACAAGTATAAAAAATATTATGCAAATCTTATAAATTTAAGCTATAAAACAACTACAACACAAAAAAACTATTATAAAAGCATATATAATATAAAACAGGAAGAAGAAGAAGATATAAAAGAACAAAAAATACAAAAAATAGAAGCAGAACTAAATAAATTACACTGGTACGATAAAAAGGTATTTGAACTATATTATGAAGGGCATACATTAGATAGTTTAGCTAAAGAAACAAAAATAAGTAGAAATAGCTTATATACTACAATAGATAAAGTAAGAACTATATTAAAAAAAGAATTAGTAGGTGAATAGGTTTTTTACATCTAATGAAGTATATAAAGATAGATTAGATATATGCAGAAGTTGTATATATTATTTTAAATTAACAGGACAATGTAAAAGATGTTTATGTTTTATGAAAGTAAAAGCAAGATTAGCACCTATGGCTTGTCCTGAAAAATATTGGAATAAAACAACTACAATAGAAACACCTAAAGGATTACCTGAAGAAATAATAGAAGAAGTAAAAAAAGTATATCCTGATATAAAAAATGGTAGAGCAAAAAATATAGAAGTAAAAAAAAGAATGATAGAACTATACAATACAATATATCAAACTAATTATAGTACAGGAACTAATTGTAGTAGTTGTTTAAGTAGTTGTTTAAATGGAATAAAAGATATATATATAAAGTATGGTAAGTAGTTATTATGTTTTCATTTTTTTTATTGGTTTTGTTATTTCTACTATTTACCATACTTTTTTAAAATTTAAGATATGATAGAATTTTTAAGACATTTTACAGGACTATGTGGTGAACCACACACAAGTTTATTAACTTTAATATTTGGTACACCAATATTAGGATATTTATTAATCAAATTTAAAAACAAAAACAAATGAGTATATTTTTTGGAATAATAGTAGGTTTTTTTGTGTTTGCTTTTATTATTATAAGTTATTTAGAATATAGAGCTGATTTACATGAAATGCACAAACTAAAAGAAAATTTAAAGAAATATGAAGAACAAAAAAAAATTAAAAATACCTGATTACTATATAGGTAAAGTTTATGGTTATGAAGCAAGAAAGATTATAGAAGATTATAATTTAAGTTATAATGTAGGTAATGCAGTAACATATTTGTTAAGAGCAGAAAACAAACATAAAACACCAATAGAATGTATAGAAAAAGCTATAAACCATTTAGAGTTTGAACTAGATAAAATAAACAACAAGAAATGACTCTATATAAATGTGTATATTGTGAAGTAAAAAAAGAAATAAGTAAATCTACTATTGTATTAAGGGAAGGCAGGTGGGTTGTTAAAGAAGCACTATGTGATTGTGGCAAGTATATGGAAAGTGAAATAGTAGAAGGTATGCCTGATTTAATAAGAACAGAACCTACATTAAGCAAAAAACGTGATATGCTTTGGGATAGTGCAAAAGAAAAACTAATAGGAGAAAGAGGTGTAAATGAAGATTTTAAATAATGGAAATAACTAATGAAGATAATATGCAACTAATGTCAAAATATGAGGATAATTTTTTTGACTTAGCTATTGTGGATCCGCCTTATGGTGTTTTAAATAAAACTAAAAGAGGTGCGCAAAGAAGTCCAAATAAATATAAAGTAAGAGCTGAAAGTTGGGATATAAAACCTAATAAATGTTATTGGCAAGAGTTATTTAGAGTTAGTAAAAACCAAATAGTTTGGGGTGGAAATTATTTTACTGATAATTTATACGAAAATAATGCTTGGATATTTTGGCATAAAAAAAACCCTGTTGATAATTATGCTGATGGCGAGTTAGCTTGGACTTCTTTTAAAAAAAAGCAATTAAAATATTTTGATTATATGTATTATGGTGCAATCAATTCAGAAAAAAACAGATTTCACCCTACACAAAAACCTGTAAAGTTGTATGAGTGGCTGCTGATAAACTATGCTAAGGAAGGAGATAAAATACTTGACACACATCTTGGAAGCGGTAGTATTGCTATTGCTTGTCACAATTTAGGTTTTGAATTAACTTCTTGCGAGTTAGATAAAGAGTATTATAATGCAGCAATAAAAAGAATAGAACAACACAAAGCACAAAAAAGAATATTTTGAAATTTGTAATAAAGGATAATAAAGATAAACAAAGTCTGATAAACTATCTTAAACAATTAGGTAGTGATTATACAGTTGAGGTTAAAAAACAAAAAAACAATAGATCAATGATGCAGAACAATTATTATTGGAAATGTATAGTACAAGTATTAGCAGAAGAACTTGGTTACTTTAATGATGAAATGCACAATACACTAAAAGTTAAATTTGCAAGTGAATGGTCAAGTATAGAAGTAAACAATAAAACAATAGGACTACAAACAGTTAATAGCACTGCAAGAATGAACACTAAAGCATTTGAGATATATACAGAAAATATACGAATATGGGCATTAAGTGAATTAAACATTAGATTAATGTTACCAAATGAATATAAATAATGAAAAGAAACAAAATATATAATGAAAACTGTTTAGACACTATGAAAAAAATGAATAGTAATTTTATAGATGCTATAATTACATCACCACCTTATGATGATTTAAAAAAATATAATGGTTACACTTTTAACTTTGAGAGTATAGCTAATGAATTATATAGAGTATTAAAAGAAGGTTGTGTTTTAGTATGGATAGTAAATGATAGAATTAAAAATGGTAGTGAAACAGGCACAAGTTTTAAACAAGCACTTTATTTTAAAGAAATAGGTTTTAATTTACATAATACTATGATATGGAACAAAACTAATCCAATGCCACAAATACAACATAATAGATATTTAGATGCTTTTGAGTATATGTTTATATTAAGTAAAGGCAAAGTAAAAAAATTTAATCCTATACGAGTAAATTGTAAAGATGCAGGTAATCAATATAAATACACTACAAAACACCCTTCAGAAAATAAAGATAGAATAAAAAAAAATTTTAAAATTAATAAAAATAAAATATTAAATAATGTATGGAATGTTGCGGTATCAAAATTGAAAACAACACACCCTGCAACAAGTCCACAAAAACTTATAGATAAACATATTATAACATGGACAAATGAAAAAGATTTAGTATATGATTGTTTTAGTGGTAGTGGAACAACTGCTTTAAGTTGCATTAAATATAACAGAAATTTTATTTGTAGTGAAATTAGCAAAAAATATGTAGAACTAAGTAATAAAAGAATAAAAGAAATAAAAGCACAAAACAAATTATTTTAATTTCTATTATATAGTATAGAATTGATTAATCAATCTTTTTCAATTATGGATAAACGAATAAACAATGGTGGTGCTAGAAAAGGTGCTGGTCGTAAAAGCAAATCAGAAGAACAAAAGTTAATAGAGAATTTAACACCTATGAACAGTATGGCTTTAAATTCTTTAAAACAAGGTTTAGAGAATAAAGAACAATGGGCAGTAAAGTTATTTTTTGAATACTTTTATGGTAAACCACAACAAAGAGTAGATGTAACTACAAATGATGAAAGTATTAATATGCCTATAATAAACTTTGTAGAAACTGAAACTAAACAATAAATATAAATTACTATTTAATTCTGATGCACGTTATTATATAATAACAGGTGGTAGAGGATCAGGTAAATCATTTGCAGTAACAGTATTTCTAACATTACTAACAATGAGTAAAAACATTAGGGTATTGTTTACAAGATATACAATGGTATCAGCACATTTATCTATTATACCTGAATTTTTAGAAAAAATAAAATTACTAGGTTTTGAAAATATATTTAGTATAAACAAAGCAGAAGTATTAAATTTAGGTAATAAATCAGATATACTATTTAGAGGTATTAAAACATCAGCAGGTAATCAAACTGCAAGTTTAAAATCATTACAAGGAATATCTTGCTGGGTATTAGATGAAGCAGAAGAATTAATAGATGAAGATATATTTGATACAATAGATTTAAGTATTAGAGAAAAAAATGTACAGAATAGAATTATACTAATACTCAATCCTGTTACAAAAGAACACTGGATTTACAATAGATTTTTCCAAGATAAAGGTGTAGAAGCTGGTTTTAATGGTGTTAAAGACAATGTATGCTATATTCATAGTACATACTTAGACAATAAAGAAAACCTTTCTAAGAGCTTTTTAGAGCGTATTAGGACTATAAAAGAACGTAATATAAAAAAGTATAAACACCAAATACTTGGTGGTTGGCTTGACAAAGCAGAAGGTGTAGTATTTGATAATTGGACAATAGGACAATTTAATCCTGATGGACTACAAACATCTTGTGGTATGGACTTTGGATTTAGTGTTGATCCTGATAGTTTAGTAGAGGTTGCAATAGATAAGAAAAAAAAGAAGATGTATGTTAAAGAACATATATACAAGAATGGTTTAAAGTCGCATGAATTAGCTAAGATAGTATTAGATAAAGTAGATAATAAACTTATAATAGCTGATAGTGCTGAACCTAGATTAATAGAAGATTTAAAACACTTAGGTGTAAATATAAAACCTGTAAAAAAAGGTACAATAGAAAGTGGTATAACTAGAATGCAAGATTATGAATTAGTTGTATGTCCTAAATCAACTAATATTGCAAAGGAACTTAACAACTATGTATATGCAGATAAAGGTTCTAAACTATATGTAGATTCATATAATCACGCTATTGATGCTATAAGATACAACGTAATTTATCATTTAGATAATCCTAATTATGGTAAGTATTTTGTACAGTAAACTAAATATTAATTTTTTCTATATATAATTATGAAAATAAATGTAAGGAAAAAAGGTAAGGTAAAAACCTTTAACTTGATAAAAAGCTGGTCAGATGTTACAGTTGAAAAATGGGTTAAGTTAGTAAATTTACATAAAGGTAGTAGAAGTAAAGAAGCATTAGAAACAATAAGTGCATTATCAGATATACCTAAGAAGTTAATAAATGAGTTAGGAATACAAGATATTGCATTAATACTTACAAAACTAAGCGAATTACAAAAACTATCTAAAAGCAAGTTAAGAAAAATAATTAAGGTAGAGGATCAAGAGTTTGGTTTTCATCCTAATTTAGAAGATATAACATTAGGTGAATGGTCAGATATAGAGCATTATATAAAATTAGGTGTAGAAAAATTTATGCCACAAATTATGGCAGTTTTATATAGACCAATAGTAGAACAAAGAAATGATAAATATAGTATTGAAGCATATAGTGGTAATATTGATGTCAGGGCAGAATTATTTAAGAAGATGAGAGCAGAAGATGTACAAGGTGCTATGGTTTTTTTTTATCATTTAGGAAACGAATTACTGAAGATTTTGCCATTATATTTAACACAAGCTATGACACAAATGGAGAAGGAGATAAAGGACAAAGTTTTGCGGAAAAATGGGGTTACTTTGGCATAATGTATAGATTATGTAATGGAGATATAAGTAAATTAGAAACAATAACTAAACTAAATTTATTAGAAGCATTTACTTGGCTTAGTTATGAAACAGATTTAGAAAGTACAACAAAAGTAAAAATAAATGGTCAATAATAAAACGTATAACAACGTAATAGATACACTAAAAAATTTAGGTACAAATCACTTACAAATAAGCACAACAACAGTAGGTGATATATTTGATATAGATTTAGAAAAAAATACACTATATCCATTAATGCACCTAAACCCTGTAAATGTAACAACAAGAAGAACAGAACTTGTATATAACTTTCAAGTGTTTATAATGGACTTAGTTGAACCTGATGGTAGTAATGAACAAGAAGTATATAGTGATGTTTTACAAATATGTATAGATATTATTGGTATATTAAGTAATTCTAAATGGCAAGCACAATTAGCATTAGATATTAATGCACCTGTATATTTTGCAGAAGGTGATTTTACTTGTGAACCATTTAAAGAACGATTTGACCAATCAGTAACAGGTTGGGTTTTTAATATAGGTATAACAGTACAAAATAGCTTTCAAACTTGTGAAGTACCAATGACAGATACATTTATAGGAGAATGATAAAATTAAAAATAGGCAAATTAACAATACAACTAATACCACCAAAAATAACTTATGGATTATAACGAATTATTAGAAAAATTAGAAGCAATAAGTATAGAGTTAAAAAGCTATACAGATTATCCACAAGCAGCAACTAACAATGCTAAACGTGCAAGAAAATGGAAAGAAGAAAATGGTAGTGATTGTGGTACAAGAGTAGGCTGGACAAGATCAGCACAATTAGCAGATAGAAAACCAATAAGTAGAGATACAATAGCACGTATGGCTTCATTTAAAAGACATCAACAAAATAAAGATGTACCATATAGTGAAGGTTGCGGTGGTTTAATGTGGGACGCTTGGGGTGGTTCTAGTGGTATAAATTGGGCAATTAGTAAATTAAAACAAATAGATAAAGAAAAAAAATAAATTATGGCAGACTTAACAACAACAAT